TCATTTTTTAATATCTCTTTCCAGTTTTTTATGTTCTTATACTCTTTTCTAAACTCTTTTAAGTCTATATCGTCCATAACAATATTTCCTTTTAGGTTCTTGACTGAATAAAGTCTTTCGTATGTTTTTTTAGTGTCGTTCCATTCTTCTGACTTCTTTACTACATATCCTGACTCTTCATCGTCGATTTTTAGTGTAAGATCTCTACTTAATATTACTTTCATAATTATTTATTTACCAGTTGAGCCATAACCACCCCTGCCAGTATCTTCAATATTTTTTACAATCTCCATTTTACTTAGATATAATGGCCTTATTAGCATTTGAGCGATTTTATCTCCTTTGGTTATTGTGTAAGGCTCGTGTCCTGCGTTATAGAGAATTACTCCTATTTCTTTACGATATGAATTATCTATTGTGCCAGGTGTATTTAATACTGTTATTCCATGTTTTAAGGCTAGTCCTGATCTTGGTCTTATGTCTGCTACTGCATAGGCTTCTACATGACTACAAATTTTATTATTGTATTTCTTTTTATAGCTCCACTCTTCAAGTAAATACAATATTTCATTTGTATTAAAGTCTTTTTTAGCTTTTCCGATTCTTTGTCTTTTTGAATATTTAATTGGCAACTCAATCGCTATTCCTGTTTTTACTAGGATTCTTCCTTGCGGATATAGTGTGCAAGACGATTTATTTTCTTTTGAATTACCTGTTAGATGAAAAAAATCGTTGCTATTACTGATATAACAATGATCTTCAATTATTGCTATATCTGCTTTAATTTCCTGATCTTTTAAATTTATTGCACAAAAATCATCTGCATATATATCCCATAAATCGCCCTCATTCTCTTGAGTCGGTGCCTTTGCTGTTTCTGTTAATAGTTTTATTTTAAATGGTATCATAATTTTTTTATTTTATTAATAGGTTTTTCCTTGATTGTAGGCTCAAAAAATATTATCCCTTTATCCTGCTAAAGCGAATTTAACTATTTCTAGCATCAAGGACAGTCAAGCACTTCAACCTAAAAAGCACTATACTACAAAAAATAAGCAGGAGGGCATTCCGTTAATTGATTAATAACCAATCTATAAATCGTTCCATATCTTTTTCGGCTTCTGCTTCGGTTTCTCTATATGGAAATTCGTCTGGATTATCTATTTCGATCCCAATAGATTTAAAACCCTCAATTTCTTCTCTTATTTCTTTAGCATAAAATAATTTATTTTCTGGATCATTAAAGAAATCTTGTTCTGACTTATGGGCTTCTTGACTTACAAAAATAAATCGAGGCTTATTATCGGCAAGAAATGTTTTTCTTATTTGGAATAAGCTAAATATATCGTGTTTTTTTTGATATTTTTTTAATTTCTCTTCTATGTTGTTGTTACAATAAAGTTCTACTGTGATTGGTTTTTGTTCCATAATTTTATAATTAATTGATTAATAACATTCTCAGGAGGTTCGTATTCTTTTTCCCAAGATTCCCCAAAGACTTTAAATTGTCTGTCAGTTGGGATTTCTCTCCAAGTCAATATTAAGAAACCTTTACGATCCTTGATTGACTCAAGATTTTTTAAATTTTTAAAAGCTATTCGATCTAACACCCTAATAACTCCCTCCGCTCTAGCGTCAGAATTATCATGTAGTATATTTATATAAACAGCATCTTTTTTTAAAACTCTTTTATACTCCATTCTAAAAAGGTATTTTGTCATCTAGCAAATCCTCTGGCTGGTATCCGTTAGCCTTCGCTTGATTATGCTTATCTACTGCTTCAAATTTAGCTTTGTTAATTACTACTTTTGCATAAGTGATTGTCTTTCCTGTTTGATCTTGAAAATTATCAACCATTAAACCAATTTCAGCGTCAAATAATTGACCTCGAGAATTTAAAATTGCCCTTTCTGTTTCTCTATCTATTGTAGACCTAAAAGCAATAAATGGCAAGGTTTTTGATATATATTTATCATCTTTTTTGCTAGAAATACTAACTTTTCCGGTAATAGATTTTTCGTTCTCCCTTACCTCAAAAGTACCTTTTTCATATTGATTATTTTCTTTGTTGTATGTGTTTGATATTCTTAGTTTTTGCATTATATTAAGTGTTTAATTTTTTATAATTTCAATTTCTTGATCTAAACATTTATGGATAGAATTGTTTCTTCTTCCTGCGATCGATTTACATTTCAAAAATTTGTAAGCTATACAAAAAGCATGATATTGGATAATCCAAGCGTAGATGTTGTAAGCTATGATGTTGTGAGCTATGATGTTGTAAGCGTCGATGTCAAAATTAGCCACGATGTTTTTAGCGTAGATGTTCTTAGCGTAGATGTTGTAAGCGTTGATGTTGTGATAAGCTATGATATTGTGAGCTTTGATGTTGATAGCGTCGATTTTGTAAGCTTTGATGTTGCGAGCTATGATGTTCCAAGCTTTGATGCTACAAGGGATTTCGCAATCAAAAATTATTTCTAAACTTTCATCTAAAACAATCCGATTATCCTTAGCTGTTGCGATTAAATTATCTAGTTCTTGTTGTGTTTCTATTTTCATTATATTAAGTGTTTAATTTTATCTAGTTGGCTTTTTGTTAGTTCGATGGTTACTTTTTCTTCTTCTTTTTTTATAATTTCAATTTCTTGTTCTAAACATTTGTGTAAAGAGTTTTCTGTTTCTCCCGAAATTGATTCGCATTTTAAAGATTCGTATGCTATACAAAAAACACAATATTCTATGTTGCGAGCTTTGATGTTGATAGCGTCTATGTTGTGAGCTTTGATGTTGATAGCGTCTATGTTGTGAGCTTTGATGTCGTTAGCGTTGATGTTGTGGTAAGCTATGATATTGTGAGCTTTGATGCTCCAAGCTTTGATGTTCCAAGCTTTGATGTTGCAAGGGATTTGGCAATCAAAAATTATTTCTAAACTTTCATCTAAAACTATTGTATTTGATTCATCTGCTGTTGCGATTAAATCATCTAATTGTCTTTGTGTTTCTATTTGCATTATATTAAGTGTTTAATTTTATCTAATTTCAATTTCTTGATCTAAGCATTTGTGGAAAGAGTTTTCTCTTATTCCTGAAATTGAGTTACATTTCAAAGATTCGTAAGCTATACAAAAAGCATGATATTTTATGTTTTTAGCTTTGATGTTGCAAGCTATGATGTCGTAAGCGTCGATTTTGTCAGCTTTGATGTTGATAGCGTCGATTTTGTCAGTTTTGATGTTGTGAGCGGTAATGTTTTTAACTTTGATTTTCCAAGCTTTGATGTCTCTAGCTTTGATGTTGCAAGGGATTTCGCAATTAAAAGTGATTTCCAAATCCTCGTCTAAAACTATTGTATTTGATTCATCTGCTTTTGCAATTAAATCGTCTAGTTCTTGTTGTGTTGTTATTATCATTATTCGTTGATTTAAATTGATTACACAGTTTATATTATAAGCTGGAATTCTAAATGTCAAACATAAATATTAATTATTTTAATTTAATGTTGTTATCTTTTATTTCCTGTAAAATTCTTTCTATTGATTTTGATATATGCTCCATAATTATTTAATTTATTTCTAAAAATCGCCCAAAATTACCCTGAATCATCACATTTGAAACACCTGTTCGTCCATGTCTATTCTTAGCAATTATTATCTTTCCAGAGTCTGAAAAATACCCGTCCTCCTTATCTTCTCTTCTATCTCTGTGTAATATCATAGCAACATCTGCATCTTCTTCTATACCTCCACTACTTTTGAAGTCATTAATTGTTGGCTCTTGATTACTTCCTTCAACTGCTTTTCTGTTGATCTGTGCTAATGCTAAAATTGGAATATCGAATTGTTTTGCTATTGATTTTAAGGCTGTTGTGTTCTCTTTTATTATTAAAGATTCATTTTTATTTCTAGTGTCCTCACCTTTCATAATTTGAATATAATCCACAACTACTAAGTCTACTGGTTGTTTGTCTATCTGGTTTTTAATAATCTGCTTAATTTGTGTTATATTTAGTCCAGATGAATCATTGACATATATCTTCATATTTCTCAATTCTTCTTTAGCCTCTTGTAAATCTGCTACTTCGGATTGGTTTAGGCATTTCTTCTGAATCTTCCAATTATCAATAGATTTCATGTTTGACAAGAATTTATACATTACATTTCTTTTATCTACTTCTAGCGAAATAAAGAGGCATCTTTTACCTGATCGACTTGCATTTAATATAATATTTTGCCCTATGGTGGTTTTTCCAACTGAAGGTCTTGCCCCTATAATATAAAGCTGTTTTGCATAAAGTCCGCCATTTATAAGATTATCTAATTTAGAAAATCCTGTTTCTACAAATTTATCACTTAAGCCCTCTGCATCTTCTTTGTCAAGATCGTCAAGAATGTCAGAGGTGCATTGCGTTTGTTTTTTAGGTTCTTGAAACTCCAATCCTGCAATTTTATTCTGGAAGTCTGACGATAAATAGTTAAAACTCTTTTCTTGTAATTCGTTTTTACAATTTTCTATTAACTCGTAAAACTCTCTTTTTTGCCATAACTCAATTAATGTTTTGGCATAGCTTCTTAAATCAGCAACTCCATTTGCTAATTGCATTAATATCATTAAGTATTTAGAACCTCCTAAATCTTTAAATATCGTATTGTTTTGCATAAAGTTTTTAAGTGTCACAGGATCGGCGGTTCCCCCTTCTCTTCCTATTCTTATAAACTCCTTCCAAATTTCTTGATGCTCGATATAAGAAAAATGCTTTGATTCTAAAATATCAGCTACATTTAATAATAAGCTGTTATTCATTATTGCAGTTCCCAATATTACTTGTTCTGCTTCTTGATTTTGATAAATAGTCATAATTAAAAATTGTATTCTAACCCATTAACCCCCAATTCGTTTTTTAAAGAATTTAATATCTTTTCTTTAAGATCGTTAGAAAATGAATTATATTTATAAAAATTATCTTTGGTCATAAATAACTTTGCCTTATTTGAGTGTGTGACCTCTATTTTATTTATCAATGTGTCATTCATCATTTTATTGATTAAATCGGTTGTGTGTTGCTCTCTGTTTGATTTTGATTGATTATATTCATCTTTCCAGCACTCTTGATTTAACCATGTAGCAGGATATTTCCAGAATTGACTGTCTTTCGATCTATTTTTAATATAGCTATCTAATCCTGACATGATATTCTCAAAGCTGTCTTTCTTTAATGCTGCCTTGAGTTTATTTTTAACATCACTAGGACTTTTCTTTTTTCCGTATTTATTATAAAATTCTTCAAATTGCTTATCTATTAATTTACTATCTTTCTTACTATCACTATCACTATCACTATAGGCATGTTTCGCATTCGTTTGTATGCCATCGCATGCGGTCGCATCCCATCGCTTTTTAGCATTTTCTTTGTTTTTCCTGCATTTTTCTTCATATTTCTCTTGATCTCTTTTGAATTGATTTATAAAAGTTGTGACTAATAAATCTAAAACAGGATCAATATCTTCTGGTAATTTGTTATTGATTTGATAATGGTAAATAACTTTAAAAAGTTGTCCAGCTTGCTTATCTTCCATTTTATCTAAAATGGATAAACTATCTTTGTGTAAAATGAAGCTTTTAGAAGTATTTCGATTTGTCATCAGTCCTATATTTAGTGGCGGAAGTGAGGGACTGATTTCTCACTTCCATAAAGAAAAAAATGTCTTATTATCAGTCCAGACAAAGTAAGTATTTATTAAATGATTCTAAATGTCAAGTAATTATTTTAGGAAGGATCAGGAGGGGGAAAACCAGAACCCCCTCCCTTCAATCATGCAACTTATAATTAGATAAAATGAAAATCTAATTTTAGGGGTGCTGTAATCAACTCAAATCATAGATAGGTTACACCCCTATGGGTGGAGAATGTTAGAAGTGTGAGAAACCACCCGAACACATTTTAATATTATAAAAATTATTTTGCAAATAAAACTTGACATTTAGAATTGTAGGTTATAAACTAGATATTGTAATTAACTTTAATCCCTTAAATATGTTAGAATTATTAAAAGAATTAGAAAGATTAACAAAATCTTTAGATAAAGATATTGATAAATTAAAATTAGACATTGAAGAGTTAAAAGATGGCTCGGAAAAGTTAAAAGAATTAACAATCAAATAAAATTAATTATGATAAATTTAAAAGACACAGCAATAGCAACTGTAATGGTTTTAACTTCTGTTGTTTGTATTATAATTGGTTTAATAAAATTAATTATGATAAATTTAAAAGACACAGCAATAGCAATTATAATGGTTTTAACTTTCGTTGTTTGTATTATAATTGGTTTAATAAAATTAATTATGATAAATTTAAAAGACACAGCAATAGCAACTGTAATGGTTTTAACTTTTGTTGTTTGTATTATAATTGCTTTAAATTATGGGGTAGATCATTGTAAATCTCTTTATGATAACAATGATGAGGTTAGACAATGTTTAAATATTTAGTTATGATTTACACAATAGAAACAAACAACGGAGGATTTGAAGGTGAATCAATAGAAGAAATTATTGCAGTTATAGTGCATGATTGCATTTCTAAGGATTGGACTCCTGATATTAAAGATATTTTTTGCGATGGCGAAGAAGTAGATTATAATATTTCTGAAATCCAAAAGCAAGTTGATGATGAGATAGATTATATTAAATATGAAGGCGGAATTGATCATGAAGGAAAAGATATGAATTATTTTGATCAAAAAAGACTTGACCTTTAGAATTGTAGATTATAAAATTAATTATGTAATTAACTAAAATAAAATTAAATTATGACAAAAGAAAAAGAATTAACGCTTCACCAGAAGTTAGTTAAAATTCAATCTGAATTAAAAGTAGCTAAAGATAAAAAAAATACTTTTGGTAATTTTGAATACAGGCATTGTGAAGATATTTTAAAAGCTGTAAAACCTCTATTACTTGAGTATAATCTCACTCTAATAATAGATGATGAGCCAATTATTATTGGTGATAGGTATTATATAAAATCAGTTGCTGAAATTAGAGACGAAAAATCAGAAATATCTACAACAGCTTACGCAAGAGAGCCAGAAATAAAACCAAAAATGGATGAAAGCCAGACTACTGGATCAACTTCTTCTTACGCTCGGAAATATGCATTAAATGGATTATTTTGTTTAGACGACTCAAAAGACTCAGATGATAAAAATAAAGACACTATTAGTGAAGAGCAGTTCAAAATATTAACTAAATTAATTGATGATGCAAATCAAGATATAAAAGCTTTGTGTGATCATTATAAAATTAAGTCTGTAAAAGAGTTGCCAGAGGATGATTTTAAAGGATTGAAAAAAATATTAGAAAATAAAATCAAGAATAAAAATGCAAATAATTAAGGATATTGAGCAAGGTTCTCAAGAGTGGTTGCAATTACGATTAGGTATTGCAACTGCCAGCAATTTTAAAAAAATAATTACTTCTACGGGAGTAGAAAGTAAATCATTAAAAGATTATGCTTTTGAATTAGCAAGCGATAGTCTTTTAACAGAGCCAGAAGCATCTTTTCAAAGTGAAGCTATGATTCGAGGTAATGAGTTAGAAGAAGAAGCTAGGAGTTATTATTCTTTTGTTAATGATGTTAAAATTGATCAAGTAACTTTTATTAAAAAAGATGAGATAGGCTATTCTCCTGACGGATTAATTGGCGAAAATGGAGTAATTGAAATAAAATGCCCATTAAAGAAAAATCATCTAAAATATTTGATTGATAATAAATTACCGTCAGAGTATAAACCGCAAGTCCAAGGGGGATTACATATATCAGAAAGAGAATATTGTGATTTTATATCTTATCATCCACTTTTTAAAGATGATAAAAAAATGTTTGTGGTAAGAGTTTATAGAGATGAAGAATATATTAAAAAATTATCTGATTTATTAACTAAAACTATTGAATTAAAAAACGAAATATTAACTAAATTACAATAACATGATATTAGATATATTTAAAACTAAATCCGATCTATTAAAAGAAATTAATCTATTAAAAGATCAAGTGCAAGCTAATAAAAATTTAGTTAAAAGATTTATATGAAGATAAAAAAACTATTCCAACTAAAATTACTAAAAGCTTTTTAAACAACTTAAAATTAAAATTAAATGAAATCAAATAAATTAACAAATCAAGCAATCAATAACCTTATCGGTAAAAACATAAGAAAGGTTAGAGACGCTAAAAAAAAGAGTCGTAGAGAAGTATCGGAAAAGCTTGGAGTTAGTGCAAAAAGCTTAGAGCAATGGGAAAGGGGAGTTGTGCA